ACAAATGCTTGTCTGGTGAAATTGATTCTTTGATGTATGCAAATGAGATGAATAAATCACATTTCCTACCAAAGAAGTTACAGTATGACTTTCTTCTAAATAGTCTGAGAAAGCGAAAGAGATTTTCTCCTTGGCTTCGTAAAGAAAATGTCAAAGATCTTGAATGTGTCAAATCTTACTATGGTTATAGTAATGAAAAAGCACTCCAGGCTTTGAAGATTCTAACTAAACCACAGATAGATTTTATCAAATCCAAACTTGAGACTGGAGGAAAAAGATGAGCGTCGTGAATGAACCTGAAGTAACTTGGGCACCTGATCAGATGGTTCAAATTACTTTGAATGAACCAGATGATTTTCTTAAGGTTCGTGAAACTTTGACACGTATCGGTGTTGCTTCTAGAAAAGAGAAGAAACTATATCAATCTTGCCATATTCTGCATAAGCAGGGTAAGTATTATATTGTACACTTCAAAGAGCTCTTTGCTCTAGATGGTAAGAAAGCAAATCTTACTGTAAATGATGTTCAAAGGCGTAATCGCATTGTGCAACTTCTTGCTGATTGGGGTCTTATCACAATCAACGATGTAGATAAGATTTTAAATATTGCACCTTTGAATCAAATCAAAGTTCTAGCATTTAAAGAAAAAAATGATTGGGAACTTGAGACCAAATATAATATTGGTAAGCGTAGAAAGGTGCAGGAAACCGAATAAATAGTTTCGTGCTTTTCGTGCGGCACACTCTACATTCGGAACACCCTATAAAGAGGTACGGTTTTTACCGTATCTCTTTTTTTCATGCTATGATTAAATAGTAGTGGACGCCTTCGGGGTCCACACAATCTAAACTCGCTTTTCAAGGAGAAGTACAAATGGACTTAATGAAGTACAATGCTGCGAACGTAAATCAATTGTTCGACCGCATAAATAAAAACAGTATTGGTATGGATGAATACTTTGATCGTTTGTTTACACTGCACGAAACGACATCAAACTATCCACCATACAATCTAGTTACAGTCAGCAACGTTGAATCTAGACTGGAACTAGCATTAGCTGGATTTAAAAAGAAACAAGTAAATGTCTACACACAAGACGGTAAACTCTTTGTCGAAGGACAAAGGGAGGACGGAGAAACTGAAACAGAATATGTCCACAGAGGAGTGGCTAAGAGATCTTTCACCAGAGCTTGGACACTATCAGATGAAACGGAAGTTAGATCAGTTACTTTTGAGGATGGGTTACTGAGCATCACACTTGGTAAAGTGGTGCCAGAAGCACATAAACGAAAAGATTATCTTTAAATCATAACAAAGTAGGTATAAATGCGTAGCAGTGAATACAAAAGTGTATCATAGTGATACACTTTTTTCTATATAATTATGTACTTCGGAGGATTTATTATGAGCTTCACAGTACCAACACTAATTATTGGATCGACCCTTTCTCTTCTTGGTTGGCTGTTCCTATCCCCCGTCCTTCCCTAATCCACCACCATGGCATTACTAGCAATCATCGCAGCAATTGCTGCCACAACCTACGGAGCATATGCACTCACACCAAAGTAAATAAATAGAACTGAATATCGTCGCCGCATGGGGGGGACTGGCAAAAACCAGTTGACACCCCCATTTTTTTATGATAAAATAAAGAGAGGTAAAATTGAGTTATGAGTCTAAAACTTTTACTATTGAAAAATGGAGATCAACTTGTCTCTGAGGTAAAGAGTGTAAAGGATGAAGATGGTAAGAAAGTATATTCATATCTTCTTACCAATCCAATGAAAATTGAAGAACAAGAAGAAGATTATGATGATTTTCTTCTTGAAGGTGAAGAAGAAGTTCAAGTTGGTAGTCTAGATGATGATGAGGAAGAGGTCGAACTATCAATGACTAGGTGGCCACGATTCTGTAATGAAAGTACCATTTATCTTTCACCAGAATGGGTTGTTACTTTGGTAGATCCTATCCCACAACTAGCTGAAATGTACAACAATTACGAGTATACCAATGACGGAAATGAAAAAGAATCAGGTCCTGTGCCTCTTACTGAAGAACTTGGATCTAGTTCTGATAGCGAAAGTCAGTCAATTTGACGTTGAACCACTTTCTGGAGAAGCGGATACTGAACTGACAGATCCAGTTCGTATCCTTTGTAAAGATGAAGAACCAGACATTAACAAGAGACTGGTTCGTTGGCCAGATATCACAGATCAAAAGACCCTTTTGATGCATTCTGATGATATACTGACTATTGTTGAACCACATGAAAAACTGGTCAAGGCATACAAAGACTTTATTATCGAATGAGATTCTACACTAATGTCCAAATGGTCGGGGATCAATTTCTCGTCCGAGGTTATGAAAACGGAGAACGTTTCCAGACTCGGGAGAAATTTCAACCGACTCTTTTTGTGTCTTCAAATAAGAGGACGAAATATAAAACTCTTGAGGGCAATTATGTTGAAGCAATTCAACCAGGAACAGTTCGTGAATGTCGTGACTTCATCAAAAAGTATGAAGGTGTAGAGGATTTCAATATCTACGGAAATGAACGTTTCATTTATCAATATATTTCCGATAAGTATGATGCTGACCACATTGACTTTGACATCTCAAAGATCAATCTGATTACTATTGATATTGAGGTTGCATCTGAGAATGGATTCCCAGATGTAGAGTCAGCTGCTGAAGAGATTCTACTGATTACTATTCAGGACTATACCACCAAAGAAATTACTACTTGGGGTAAGGGTCCATTTAAACTCAAGCAAGGCAACCACTATTACAAGCAGTTCAACAATGAATACGATCTGCTGAATGATTTCATCAACTGGTGGATGGAAAATACTCCTGACATCATCACTGGTTGGAACTGTGAATTGTATGATATACCATACATCAGCCGTAGAATGGATCGCATTCTTGGTGAGAAGTTGATGAAGCGTTTGTCTCCATGGGGACTTGTAACAGAAAGAGAAATTTTTGTTGCAGGGCGTAAGCAGATTATGTATGATATTGGTGGAGTATCCCAACTTGACTATCTGAATCTGTATAAGAAGTTCACTTATAAGGCACAGGAATCTTATCGTCTAGATCACATTGCTAATGTAGAACTTGGCCAGAAGAAACTTGATCACTCTGAGTTTGATACGTTCAAAGATTTCTACACCAATGGGTGGCAAAAGTTTGTAGAATACAACATTATTGACGTGGAACTTGTTGACCGTTTGGAAGATAAGATGAAACTGATTGAGTTGGCATTGACTATGGCATATGACGCTAAAGTCAACTACAATGATGTGTTTTTTCAGGTACGCATGTGGGATGCGATCATCTACAATCACCTCAAAAAGAGGGACATTGTAATTCCACCAAAAGAACGTTCTGATAAAAATGACAAGTACGCAGGAGCATACGTCAAGGAACCGATTCCTGGAAAGTATGATTGGGTTGTTTCTTTTGACCTTAATAGTCTCTACCCTCACCTTATTATGCAGTACAATATTTCGCCAGAAACCCTCAGAGAGACAAGGCATCCCACAGCCACAGTTGATAAGATACTTAATGAGGAAGTAACCTTTGAAATGTACAAGGACAGTGCAGTGTGTGCAAATGGTGCCATGTATAGAAAGGATGTCCGTGGTTTCCTCCCAGAGCTCATGGATAGAATGTACCAGGAGAGGGTTGTCTTCAAAAAGAAAATGCTCGCTGCCAAGCAGCAGTATGAGAAGACGCCTACTAAGGCACTTGAAAAAGAGATCGCTAGATGCAACAATGTTCAGATGGCGAAAAAGATTTCTCTTAACTCTGCTTATGGTGCTATTGGTAATCAATACTTCAGGTATTACAAACTAGCAAACGCAGAAGCTATCACTTTGTCTGGTCAGGTCTCGATTCGTTGGATTGAGAATAAGATGAATCGGTATCTAAATACACTTTTGCAAACCAAAGAAGTAGATTATGTCATCGCATCTGACACTGACTCAATCTATCTTAATCTTGGACCTCTTGTGGATAAATTTTTTGCTGCTAAGTCTGGCGACAAAGCAGCAATTGTTTCAATACTTGACCAGATCTGCCAAGACAAATTGGAACCGTTTATTGACAAGTCTTATCAGGAACTGGCGACATACGTTTCGGCATACGATCAAAAGATGCAAATGAAGCGTGAGAATATCGCAGATCGCGGTATTTGGACTGCTAAGAAGCGTTATATTCTGAATGTATGGGACAGTGAAGGTGTTCGGTATGAAGAGCCCAAACTAAAAATCATGGGCATTGAAGCCGTGAAATCATCCACTCCTGCACCATGTAGGAAGATGATTAAGGATGCACTCAAACTTGTCATGACTGGAACAGAAGATGAAGTGATTGATTTTATTGAAAAGTCAAGAACTGAATTCAAGTCACTTAATCCTGAGGATATTTCATTCCCGAGATCTGTAAGTGATGTTGATAAGTTTCAAGATCGTTCCAACATTTACAGAAAAGGCACTCCAATTCATGTTCGTGGTGCTCTCCTTTTCAACCACTACATAAAGGAGAGTAAACTTACAAACAAGTACTCACTTATTCAGAATGGTGAGAAAATCAAGTTCTGTTATCTGAAAGTGCCGAATACGATACATGAAAATGTACTATCTTTTATTCAAGACTTTCCAAAAGAATTAAATTTAAACAGATACGTTGATTATGAATTGCAATTTAGTAAATCATTTGTGGATCCTTTGAAAGCGATCCTAGATGCTATTGGTTGGTCAGTCGAAAAAACAGTAAGCCTGGAGGACTTCTTCTCATGAAAGATCAGTATACAATTCCTGACAATGAGACAAAACAAGATAAGTGGAATCGTGGATTGGACCTCTTTGTTGAGAGTGTTCTAAAACCAGATCATGCACTGAGACAATGTGCTCATAACCAAAAATGTTATCATGAACTGATGGATGTTCGTGATAATGTGCTAGAATATTTGAAAACCAAGCGTTGGGATTAATTCATGGATTTTTTGAAAGACATTGTAAAAGAAATTGGAGATGACTTCACCAAACTAGCATCAGACATTGACGATCATGAAACTTATGTGGACACGGGTTCTTACATTTTTAATGGACTTGTTTCAGGGTCTATATTTGGTGGTGTATCTGGGAATAAGATTACTGCCATTG